CCGAGATATTCAAGACGGTGGAGTCGTTGCTGTGGAAGTACGGCAAGACGATAGACAGCGATGCAAACTATCGACAGGTCTATAATGTGCATTCAGAACACGGCGACAACGCTGTTGACAACCGCGTGCTTGACGACTCGTGGAAAGCGAGAAGGGTTGAGGTCGTGGCGGTGATGAAAGATTTTGTTGTCGAGACGGAAAGCGATGCAACGACAGACGATTATACCATCACGTTGCAGATGCGCTCACGCTGGGCTGGCAACCCCGACACGTTGAAACAATGCGTCGAGGCTTATATCGTCGATGCCATGATGACCGACTGGCTGAATGTCACAGCACCATCAGAGCAACCCATGTACGCCAACAGGCTTACAGCCGACACACTGGCTGTCAAGACAGAGATATACACGAAAGGAGAACCGATATGATACCATTGCCACCCATACCGCAGGAGCCTTATATCTTCAACATCTTGCTCAAAAGGAGCGAGGTGGTGACAAAGGCATCACGCATATTGCACGTCATGGCGGAGAGCCGCTTTGACGGGGAGAATGCAAGATACGTCAACAACATGCAGTTTGAGACCGACTCGACCGTGGAGAACTCCATCATAGAGGATTTGTTCGAGACGGGCATAGACCACATCACCACGAGGATAGAGCCTTATGTGATGGGTATAGGCGACCACACCGACAGCGAGACAGGACTTGCCATACCAGGCGAGTACGAACTCACCATGCGCATGCCCTACAACTGGAAGCGGCTGAAGGAGGACACACTGAAACGCAAGATGGAAGAGTATCTTGCCTATATGATAATAGCGCATTGGCTTGAAAAGGTCAGCCATGCCGACATCGAGTATTGCATGGCAAAGGCAGATGCGTTGTTGCGTGAGGTAAAATGGACGTGCGAACTAAGGCAAGGCAAGGTACATAGCGGATGGAACACTACTTATTGAGAAGTAAGAATAAAGAATATAGAAGATATGGCTACAACGGTATATAGGAAATCGGCGGTGATGCCACAGCGCAAGAGCCGTGAGAAGTTCGACAGCGTGGCTGAACGCCGCAAGTGCAAGGACAACCTGCGCAAGGACGAGGACTTGCTGAACCGCATGAAGACGGCATGGGACAACGACGACCAGATACGCAAGGAGGGTGAGCGTTGCCACCGCTTCGTGTACGGCGACCAATGGGGTGACCCTGTTCTATATGACGGACAATGGATGACAGAGCGTGCCTACCTTATCAAGATAGGTAAAGTGCCGTTGACAAACAACGTGACACGCCGACTGATAACCGCCGTAAAGGGCAACTACCTCGGACAGAAGAGCGAGCCGCAGTGCCTGCCTTTCACCGCCGAGGGAGCGGCAGGAGCGGAGATGCTGTCGTGCGCCTTGACAACCAACTGGCGCAGGCAGTACAACAACATGAGTACGCAGCTGCCTACCGCCCTTGAGAACTTCCTTATACGCGGCGTGGCTGTCATGGGAGAGTCGTATGAGCGCACTCCCGACGGAAGATATGACGCAAGGACAAAGATGTACGACCCTCGCAAGGTGGCGGTGGAATGCACCATGAACGACCCCTTGATGGACGACATCAGCCTTGTGGGTATCATACACGATGTGAAGCCCATCGACTTCGTGGCGAAGTTCGGAGGCAGGATAAGCAAGGCGACGATGAAAGCCGTGAAGGAGGAATACGGCAACAGACCGTATAACGAGTATCTGCGTGAGAACGAGATAGACAACAACGACAAGAACAGGCTTGAGTACCTTGAGTTCCGCTCAAACAACGACCCCTCGCGTTGGCGTTTCTATGAGATATGGACTAAGGAGATAAAGACAATGACACTCTGTGTTGACCCCGCCAGACCTATATCGCCGTTCAAGGTGGAGAACATAGAGAAGTTCGGTCTTGACATGTATGGAGGTTTGACCGTCATACAGGAGAACGAGCGCAGACGATTGGAGGCGGCTGCATTCGGCATACCTGAAGACGAGGTTTTATACATCGACTATGGCCAGTTTGGTGACGACGGTGACTTTGACGGCACAGGCGAGTTCGTTGACGTGTATTGGTATGTCAAGTTCCTCACACCGAGAGGCACGGTGATAGACGAGTATGTGTCGCCCTATCAGTGCGGCTGTCCTATCACGATAGTGAAATATCCATATGTCAACGGCGAGGTGCATTCGTATATCAACGATGTCATACCGCAGCAGAAGTATATCAACCGTCTTGTTGTCTTGAACGATGCCGCCATACGCAGCACCGCCAAGGGTTCGTTGGTTGTTGACAAACGCTCGCTGGAGACCACTGACGACCAGACAATAGAAGAGATGCGCCAGCAGTGGAGTGACCCCGATGGCATTGTCTTGTGGGACAGCACCCTTGGAGGACAACCGCCGAGGCAACAGGCAAACACATCGACCAATGTGGGTATCGACCAAGCCTTGACAAGACAACTCTCTTTGATGGAGGACATCAGCGGTGTACACGGAGCGGCGCAGGGCAAGGATGCCTTGAGCGGACAGAGCGGCTCTCTCTATGCACAACAGGCGCAGAACTCCAACACCATGTTGAGAAGTGTGCTTGAGGCGTTCAGCGAGTTTGTGAAGAGGGTGGCATACAAGAAGTTGTCGGTTATAAACCAGTTCTGGGAGAACGGCAGACCGATAAACACCTATGGTGCTTCGTATGCCAACGTGAAGCGTTTCGACCGCTCCCTGCTTGACAACCTTGAATACTGGATTACCATCATCAACAACGACGACATGGAGACGGCTGCAACCGTTGCCAACCAAGTGGCTATGCAGATATTCGCCCGTGGTGCCATGGATGCCAAGACCTTGTTGGAGGTAGGCACATGGCCGCAGCAGTTCAAGGACAAGGCTTTGAGGGCTATTGCGGAGCAGGAGGCTGCGATGATGCAGAAAAACAACATGAACGAGCAGCAGATGGCTGCGTTGCAGCAGCAGTTGCAGCAGGAAAACGGAACGTTTAACGGACAAAACATAGTTGCATAACATGGCACAGCAGAACATACAATACGGAGGCATGAGACATGCGCCGAGCGACATCACCGGCAAGGACGGTGACTTGCTCGACTGCGTGAACATGATTAACGAGGGTGGCGAGTTGAAGCCGTTGGAGTTGCCCGAGGGGATAGGGTTGGACTTGAAGAAGAACGAGACCCTTGCCTTTGTGCATAACCCTGTGGGTGCGAAGAACCTCATTGTGGTGGGCAGGTATCTCAACCGCACTATGATAAGGGCTATGAAACTTGACGGCAGTGTTGTTCAGATTGACGGAGAGGCGTACCACTACATCATAGAGGAAGAGGTGCGTTGGGTGAACGCCGTCGGCAACACGCTTGTGGTGGGGACGGATAAGAGTGTGAACTATGCTATATACAAGGTAGGACAAAACTCCTACACATGGCTTGGAAATGAGTTGCCAAGACCTGTGTTTGAAGTATGTATCACATCAGCGGAAAATGATGAATATTTTGGGGAATTTGAACCCAACCCTCCGTGTGTATGGGAAGAAAATATATACGGCACAAATATATTTGGTCAATCCAACTCTAATAATGTCACGCAAACATCGGGCGAACCTGTGCCAGGTGGTGGAATGCCCATGTATATTGCTGATTTGTCAGGACAGCAATATAACTCAATCAGACGCATATTGCCAGCCGATATGGACACATACAAAGTAACAGAAAGCACAGGGCATAACTCTATTGTCCTAAAAGAAAACATAGAAGCCAAATATACCGCCTTGCTCAGAAGGGTGAAAAAAGCGAACTTGTTTTTATCACCTTTTTTTGTACGATACGCCCTAAGGCTTTTTGACGGTTCGTATGCTTGTCATTCCACCCCATTGTTAATGATGCCCTCTACACAAGTACCAATAGTAAGTTATTGGCAACAATTAGACATTAAGTATAATTGTGTAACATTCAATATTGCCTTAGCGGCAAAGGGTAAAAGACTCAAATATATATTCAAAGGTTTTTTTAAAGAAGATGGCTCTGATGTGACACTAAGCATACATGATTGGGATGATATTATTCTTGGCGTAGATTTGTTTCTTTCAAGCGAAACGGAAATTATCAACATGGATGAAACCCTCAGTATGCAGAGGTTGAATTACACAAGTGGCACAAAATGGAGACACGACCTAAGTAACTATAACACTGGATATGGGTATTACGATAATGAAAAACATCTTGTCAGTGACGATATAAAAGGTGCGGTTCCGTATCAATCAAGTGGCGGCTGGGAAAAAAACAAAACAGGACTTCCTAATTCTGTTTGGTATTTTTTTTATTTTGATTTTATTGCAAAATCAACAAGTCAACTAAAGAACGAACTTGAAAGCAAACATATATTTTATTTTGCAAAAGGTTACTCACTTGAAAAGTTACAAGCAGGTGTGACACATTACTTTGACAAAGATGCCGACAATGAGACTTTGGTTCATCTTGAATCCAACAAAACTCTTCCCGATGACTATGTGTCATTGTTTCAGAAAAACGCAAGCATAGCGTATAACTACAACAAGAAGATTACGTTGGGTAACGTGGGACTAAGACTTCCATTGTGGAATTATGACTTTCCTGTTTTTCAGAATAACACAATGGAGATTGTGTTATTATTTGAGATAAACAAAAACGGAAAGATTGTTTATATAAGAAAAAGTGGGAGGGTAGGCGTTTATTCGTTGCACCATCTATATTATCCAGATGTTAACTGCAAAAAAATATCAATCGCCATATCCACGAACAACTATACTAACTGGCATTATAAGACCTATTCCACAACACCGCACCCTTATCTTAATGGAGCGTATGTTGTTGCCGACGATTTCTTAAAAACCATTCTTGAAGAAGTCTATGTTTCAGGAAATACATGTGGTCATTCAGAATTGCCCTTTCCTCAAACATCGTCAGACAGATGGTATAAGTTACCCAACACCATAGCGATGAGCAACGTGGCGAACCCCTTTGTGTTCGAGGCGAAGAACTTTGTTAATGTGGGGCGTGCCGAGATAACAGACATAGCAGCCAACACGCTCGATGTGTCAAGCGGTCAGTGGGGCAGTTATCCTCTCCATGTGTTCTGCAAGGACGGCATAGTGGCGTTGGGTATCAACGACAAGGGTGAGTTCAACGGCAGCCAAGCCGTGAGTGCCGATGTGCTGATAGAGCCGCAGGGCATAAGCCGCCCCACCGTGGTGCAGACAGGGCAGATGCTTGTGTTCCTCACCAGCCGCGGTCTGATGGCTCTCGCAGGTACGGAGATAAAGCCGCTCTCGCTTGTGATGAACGGACGGCACTTCAACACCACCAAGGAACTGCAAGGCACAGCCAACCTCAACATAGGCAGCTTCGGGCAACTCGTCAAGAAGGCATCGGACGACACCGCCTTCCGTGAGTACGCCAAAGAGGGCTTCCTCGCCTACGACTACACACACAACAGAGTGCTGCTGTGCCACCCCGAAAAGGAATACCAGTATGTACTCTCGCTCGACACGATGTTGTGGAGCAAGGAGGTGATATACTGGGTGAGGGGAGAGGAGGAACTGCCCACGCAACAGCACATAATATACCCGGTCAATGTGACAGGTGCTGTGAACGACTACACGGAGTTGTATCTGCAAGGCGACAGTGGAGAGAACGGCAACATATACAAGACCATGAATGTGACGGAGGAGAATGTGGAGGGTGCGTTGCACCAGTACGGCTACTTCGTGTCGCGCCCCGTGAGACTTGGCACTGACGAATACAAGACAATAAAGCGCATGTTGCACCGCTATACACACTACAACAAGGACAGCTTTGTCCGCATGATGTTATATGGCAGCAGGGACGGTATGAACTACGGAAGGATAAACACACTCAGGGGCATGTCGTGGCAGTATTTCATCATCGTGGTATATTGCTACATGAAACCAAACGAGCGTTACTCATACACCAGCATTGACTTTGAGACAAGACTAACCAACAAGTTGAGGTGATTTCCGATGTTTTGTGTGTTTTTCCCCTCGGTCACGGGTTGGTTGAGGGGTTTTTCTTATCTCTTGCTCTGCGTTCTGCAATATAATCTTCCATTTCGGGAGTGGTCTTTATCACTCTTATTGTGCCGTTCCTTTTATAATACTTTCTCCCGATGGGAATATCTAACCCTAAAAGAACGTCTTTCGCGCTCGGGTCGGTCTTATACACAAACTCTTGTCTATAAAAAGCACAGTTGAAGGAATAAGCAGAACTGTAAACATCCATCTTTTCCTCATACTCTTCTTTGGAGCATTCTTCCCAAACATCTTCGTCATGCCCAAATTTAATATCCAGATAGTTCTCGAACTCCGCATCGGACAAGGTGTCGAGCCTCTTCACTAATTCTTTGGGGAGTTTATTTTTCTTTGCGCCCATTGTTTGCTCCTTTCTTTATCGCATTGAGTTCCTTTCTCACCACATCGTTCTCTCTTCTGCGCTTGAACCACTCGGCAATGCGTGCGAACAAGCCCTTGCGCTGCTTGGCGTTCTCAAGAGTCCACTTGATGTAGGAACGGCGGCGTGCCT